TACTCTTACCTTGCACATAAAAGGTTCGAGATGACGGTTACACCGGAATAAAAAAAGTTCGGGTCGAAGATCCAAAAACCTAATAAGGTTGAGAATCAGGATGCCCGAAATAATTATAAAACTTCATAAACATAGAGATATGGGAACAATGACAATCAATTTAGCAGAGATTACAGCTAAGACAGCTGAAGACATCAAGGAGCAGGTAGAGAAGATGATTTCTCGGCAGAACCAAGTGGTGAGTGGTCAAGAGGAAGCTAAAAAACTCTATGATAAAAATGGAGTGGAAGGGTACGTCTACCAAGAGGAAGCACGGAATTTCACCATTTTAGGTGAAGTAGAGGGCGGATGGCAACCTACTTTCACTGTAGTTATTACCGCTTACTTCATTGATGCAGGAAGTGACGATTATGTCTACTCGGTTAGGGTTACGGAAGATTGATAATTACATCATAAAGCTGGGCTAACGGCTATACGAGCAGGTTTATTATAGATATTAACTTCTTTACATTAAGAATATGGCAAATTGGGCAAGTACAAGTTATGCTATCGAGGGTAGCAAAAGCGATTTAGAGAAAGTGTTTAATGCGATTGATGCTTTCGTGAAAGGTAAGATGAAACCTGTTGCAGAAAACGCAGCTAATGATTGGGAGGGTAATGTCCTTATAGCTTTAGGGGCAACAAAGGAGCAGGTGGAAGAGAGTTATCTCCGTGGCTTCATCGAAGAGTATGAGTTAGATGAAAAAGCTCTTCGCATCAATGCTGAAGAAGCTTGGGGAGCAACAGACTTTAGACACGTTTTGGGGAAACTTATACCCGACCTCACCATATATTATATAGTAGAGGAAGCAGGATATGAGGTGTTCGCTACAAATGACACTGATGGGAAATACTATCCGGAGCGATACTTAGTTGATGCTTATGTAAAGGACACAGATTACTATGAATATTTTGAAACAGAAAAGCAAATGAAGAGTTTTGTTTCTTCTTTGCTTGAAAAAGAAGACTTCACGGAAGAGGATATTGAGGCATGGAACGAGGAACATGAAGATGATGACTCTTACATATATGTTCATGAATTCAATTATGTCGCATAATGATAGGTAACGGAGAGGTTAACCACCTCTCCATAAACCAATAAATATGACAAGAGAAAATATAATTAAATCTATTAATGAAACCTTAAAGGAATTACCTCATAAGGCTTATATATGGAAAAAAGATTTTCCACAAGTAAAGGCTATCGATGAAATTACATCAAAAGAAATTTTTATCGAAATTCACGCATTAAGATATCCATTAACAAAGAATGAAGGTCTTTTCTTTACTGTTCTCTTTGCGTTTTGCCCTTGGATAAATGAAAGAGGATGGAATAACGTGTCAACTAAGACATTAAACAAACTTCTCACATATGTACAAAGAAATAAGTAAAAGGTTAAGTCAGGGGCTCCCCTGACTTAACTGTTAAGAATACAACTTTTACCAAATTGACACTAATAACTACACTAAACTGCAAATATATACGTTGAATTCTTACTTTTTATGTTATTAAGCGTGACCTTATTATAAGGACTTTCTTTGTGATGTGGTGCATACCATCTTCTGTTAGTAGATGGCTAAGATATGCTGCAGAACAATCCAATTCCTCTTCAGTAAATCTTCTGAACAAGGCTACAACACTGCCAAAGTAATAGTTCCTATGGTTGTAGAGGAAGTGAACGTGTATCACCTTTCTGTATTGCTTTTCTTTCATACTCTTTACCTATATAAAGACCAGGCATTTTATTGGCTCTTTTCTTTCCAAAGATAATTTCCAATAGCATCTTTTTCCATATACTTATCTGTCGTAATCTCTATAGCAATTCCATTGCTTCTCCAATTGATAGTGGAAATCTTTACATCAAAGTAACCTGAAAGTAACCCTTCCATAGATACTTCAATACCTTTGTATTTTCCTAAACCATAAAATACAATATCTTCACAATCAGCCTTGATGAGATTATCTTCAAGGAAAGAACGCATATTTAAAGTGTCGCCAGGAGATGGCGTAGATGGGAATAACCACTCCCCATACCAATAATACACATCTCCTGCCCAGTAAAATATAATACTTAACTTCATATTTTATAAAAATACTCCTGCATAATCATCTATATATTTAATATATAGAATAATTACTAACGAAATATAGTATTAATATCACCACGTACGCCTTTCTTTGGACGTATCTGACCATGCTGCTCTTCATACTTAGAAACAACCATATTTAATCCTAAAGTAATAAGTTCGTTGATTTGAACTCCTTCCTTTTCAGAGATAGCACGTATCTTATTCATAAGTGTCTTATCTAATGATGTGCAAATGCGCATCTTTCCGTTTGTCTTTGAACGAACACTTTTAGAACTATCCTTGTGCTCCTCTTGGCTGGTGTTTCTACTTTCAGAAATAGTGGTAGAGTCTGATGACTCACTCACTGGAGAGACAGCTGAAGATGTTAGACCTTCTAACAGTTGTCCCATTGCATCATTATTAATCTTTTTGCTCATTTCCTATTTCTTTTATATATTTACCCTAACTGCTTGCTTAAATTGGATTTCTCCCAGCGTGTAAGCAGAATTCCTTCTGTCTCTATTCTTCTCATGCAATAGCTTATTAATTCTCTTTTCAACTCGAATTAACTATTTCATAATAACTGTAGAATCATTCCATGTCAAACTCATACTTCAAATCAAAATCGTCATTTTCTTGAATGTGATCTTTCAGCCATTTAAAAGCATCTCTTGGCTGATCGTCAAAATCTTCAAAAGGATCGCCTGATCCATGTTCTGCCAAGTCTTTGAGAGCTTCATATTCTTTTTCACTAACTTCAACGTTACCTAATGTTGCAGTGTAGGTAATTCTTACATTTAATTTCTTTATATTCATTCTATCTATTTTTATTGTTTCTTTTATTTATTTACTAGATGTCTTACTTAATAACTCTTCAACAAAGGAACGATAGTCCGCTGCACCATTGCTCTTTGGGTCGTATTCTACTATATTAACAGCTTCAAGTGGAGCTTCAGCTATCTTGATGTTCTTACGTATCTTGGTCGTAAAGACACTATTACCTAACTTAGCACGAAGACCTGCTTCTATCTGCTTGCTTAAATTGGATTTCTCCCAGCGTGTAAGGAGTATCCCTGCTGTCTCTATCTTTGGATTGAGCTTCTGCTTTACCATCCTAATAAAATCACTAATCATAGTTAAGCCCTGGAATGGCAGTACTTCTGCCAAGAGAGGGATGATAACAAGATTAGAGGCGGTGAGAGCATTGAGGGTAAGAAGTCCTAATGATGGGGGACAATCTATGAGAATGTAGTCATAGTTTGTAACCTGTGACTGCAAAACATCAGAAAGAAGATGCTCCCTTGCCATCACTGAAGAGAGTTCAAGGTCTGCAGAGGCAAGACGTAATGAAGATGGAACAATGTCAAGATTTTCCGTTATCGGATAGACTGCCAAATTATAGGCTGCTCCTCTACAAGAGGCAGAGAGCGCATCATAGATGGTAGACTCTACTTCTTCATTCTTTAGTAAAGACGATGTAAGATTACTCTGTGCATCCATATCTACTAATAACACTTTCTTACCTAAGCTGGCAAGAATAGAACCAACACTTGCTGTTGTCGTGGTTTTGCCGACACCTCCCTTATGGTTGGCAAATGAAATGATTGTTGCTTGGTGTGTCATATCTTATAAATTTATTTTCCTAACTTGTCATGATACTGTAATAAAATAGATTTCAGCTTGTTGGTAGTTTCCACTAACATCATGGCTATACTTTTCGCATCATATTCATCACAAAAATAATTGCCGATGTTATAAAGGTAATCATCTTTGGAAGAATATTTGTCATAAGCTATCTCTACTTTAAATTTTGCATTTACAAAATAGTAGGTACCATTATTTTCTGCTCTCCATCTTTCTAAGAAGACATTATAGTTTTTAGCATCCCAGTACAGACGTTGTTCTTTCATCTTGTCGAACAAGATTTCTTTCTCCTTGTCCGTTGCAAGACGTATCTTAGACTGGTACTCATCGTATTCTCTTACAACAGGTATGCCTTTATTTCTTTTTATAATACCACCATGTTCGTATAAGACAAAGCAATCATACCTACCATATTCGCTTCTGTGTCCTGTACAGATTGCTGTTACAGTTTCGTTATAATTGGAATGAGGTACATTATATGTGCAAACAACAATATCTCCTCTTTTGGGGACATAGTCTGCATCTTTAAATTCCGCCTGAAAAATGACCTTACCATTTTCAATGACCGCCTTGCAACCTTCAGGGATATTAATGCTATCCCCTGACATAAATTTTGTGCTCATACTCTAAAATTTATTAGTTTAATAGATTATTCCTTGATATTTACAGATTTACGTATTGCTTTATTGCTATACATACGTATAGTTGTATATACGTATGCAAAGATATATATATTTCTTGTAACAACAAAATATTTTTAGTTACCTTACTTTGGTATACTGAATGTACCTATCGGAATCGTTGTTCCATTAACAGCGGACAAGAATATACCATATTCACCTGGTGTCATTTCATTTCCAGGGAAAGTAAGGATGTATGAATGAAGACTATATTTATCTGCTACGAAATTAACATAGCCACTCTTCTGAGCTTTCTCAGAACCAAGAAGAGTTGGTGAAAACCCCATCCAATGAAAACGGCGATCCTTCTTTGAGGCATCGAAACGAACTACACGATAGAGTTCCATAGGATCAATTTTATAGTCCTTAGCTCTGATAACTAAAGATATGTTTTTCATATCTTTAGGAATAACGTAAGATGAATGAGGACCTTCAAGAACAATGTCCATTTCATTTGTACTAGGAATACTATCCATAGCAACAGACTGCTTTGGAGAGACCTTATCAACTACGCTAGACAACTTTGGTGAGTTGTTCTGATAACTATTGATTGTACCAATTTCTTTTGGTAATACTTCAAGAGAAGATTCACTTGTTAGAATACAATAGCTGTTAATAAATTCAGGCTCGTTAGGATATATAATATAAAGTCCTAGGAGAGACAAAAATACAACTGAAAAAGTAATAAGTAGGGTGCGCTCGTAACTATTTTTTTCAAACATAATAAAGAAAAATTATTGCTTCAAAGATATCCAAAAATTTGGAGTTCAAAGCAGATTATACAATTTAGGTAAACTCTTAAAATTCTAATTGATAACTATATATGGTTTAGAAATTATCGATTATATCACTAATACTCGAAGACAGTACCAACTTACACGTCTCTATCTACAAGGTCACTTACTTCTACGTTGCCCAATCCAACAGTGTAAGTTACTGTAACATGTAAATCTTTTATTTTCTTCATACGCCAATTAATTCACAGATTTCTTCATAACTATAATTCCTAAGATTATAAAAAAGTTCATCTATAAATTCTGTATATGGAATATCATGCTTCTTGCAAAACTCCTTTCTTAATTCTTTTGTTTTCATACTTTTAACTTTATTGGTTTAATCGTTCTATTCATTGTTATATACATATATATGTATCGCTTTATTGCTATATATACGTATAGTCGTATATACGTATGCAAAGATATATAAAATATCTCATATAACAAAAGAATTCGTATTTATTTTGCGTTAAAATTTTATAGCCACTTTTTGAAGAAAACCGCATTTGGCTTACTGCCTAAGCACATCCTCATTATGAGGAATATGCTTAGCCTGTAATTTATTAAATGGTTCTTTATGTGTCATATTGATAGTTTATTATTATGAAAATCTTTATGCATTATTTTTTACAAGAGCAAGTATCCCTAGTCTAGTGAGAGATTAAATAGTCTTTTTCGGAGTTCCTTTGCAAATACCATTTGAGCGTGCATTATCTTATCAAAACCACTACGGTCTCCCCAAAAATAATCTTCAACTTCGTAGAGAATATCCAAGCATTCCCTTATGGACAATTCTTTGACACCTACGGTAGGGGCTTTGTAAGTTTTAACAAACTCCTCTACATCCTTTACGACAGAAGCCTCCAGATTAACCATATGTTGTATTTCTTCAAAAAAATACTTGTAGGCCTTGGATTGAAAATCTTGGTCAACTGTCTGGGGGGACAAGATCAAGAGCTCGCCTTTGACAACTTCCAAAGCTTTGATATAACCATCCATGTATCCTCTTAATTGGTTGTCGGATTTTCCCTGAATGGTTTTTGCATTGCTATTGCCTTGGAAACAAGAGCTGCACAAAGCGACTCACAGAGTACCCTGCTCATGTTCACTTCAACGGCATTGCCGATATACTTCTTCTGTTCAGCCTGGGTTCCGACGAGTATGTAACTGTCCGGGAATCCCATAATGCGTTTCAGTTCCTGTATGTTAAGCATTCGCATCTTTATATCCATGATACCATACATAGCCATGAACTCCTTAATTTTAAGGGTAATTTCGCTATCTGTATCAAACATTCTTATTCCTAATCCTTTTTCTGTGTTAACTAGGTACGGGGGCATTTTATCCATCCTGGCAATCAGAGTAAAGCACGGTTTATTGATATCTCCACCTGCAGAGTTGAACTGTGGGTTCATTAAGAAGCAGTCAACTACTTTTTGCTTCGGTGTTGTCAATACTGCAGGGCAAGGTGCATCAATGCTGGAAAGTTGACCACCAGAGGAGTATTCATTTGCCAAAAAACGACTTGAAACCAATCCCAGCCTGTCTTTTGTGGTAAGCGTAGGACATGACGATTCAACAGAATGGTTCCCTCCATTGCCATAGTAAGCAGTAACAAAGAAATGGTGATCCTTAGTGGTGATAGTTCCTCCTGCTCCACAAAAAAGATCTATGTATAAAAGTTTAATATTATTCATCTTTATTTTTATTATTCTGTTGCTTACTTTTTCTTCTGTGTTCTGCATCATAACGATTGTGACATCGTTGACACAAGGCACGCAGATTATCGGGATCGCAATGTTCTGGAGTATGATCAAGATGTGCTATTGTCAGAACAATATATGCTAACTTCCCAGTAAATTCATTCGTCCGATATGTATGGTTCTCAACTCCACAGAACTCACAACAATTATTCGCACGTTCAAGAATTGAAATTCTGATTTGTTTCCAATTCTTTGGATATCGTGCTTTGTTTTCTGGTTTAATTGGCATACTATTTTTTTTATTATTACTGATTTTACAGAGTAGAATTTACAATCTCATCTACAGAGTCAAAAAGTGGTTCCCCTAAGAGTTCCTGGCATACATTAACTATATCAAAAGCCTTTTCAGCAGCTTCCTTATTAGAAACGCTGCTTATTTTTTCTATCATTGTCTCTTTGATGTATTTTAGTTCCTTATTACTAAATTCATCATCAAATTTTGCCTCTGTCCGTCGTGCTGTTATCTCAATAGTATAACCATCCGCTCGTTTGAATGATATTCTAAGTTTACCAGCATTCATTCTTTGACATTGGTTAACCATTGCATCTATTTGGTTTGACAAATCTGTATTTTCTTCATTCCATGAATCTATTTCTTTCTCTTCTATATTCCAGTCACCATACACTTTCTCAATTTGCAGGAAAAACCACAGAATAATAAAAATGGCACATATCCATCCTAAGAAACCAGTATGTAATATCCACAGGAAATCTGCCATTAGCAGTGAACCTATCAAATATACAATGAGTACAGCGAGTATGAAAAAAGACAAATGTTTCATACCTTTCCCTCCAATATTTTTAGAACATCACTATAACGATATAACTCACGGTGTGGAGTAATCCTTGTGGGGACAAGAAATCCTTTCCTTGCCCATTTTCTAAGAGTAGAATAATCAACAAGTAACAGGGACGCTGTTTCGCTTTTTGTCAAGAGCATAGGCTGTCCTTTATGTTGCTTGACCTTACGTTCAAGGTAGAGAAGTTTTTGACGTCGTTCCAGCACGTTGTAAATATATATATGTTTCATTTTCTATTTTATATTAATCTCTACCTTGTAACCTTTATTCCGAAGATATGTGGCGATATACTCATCATCACCAACATCTTTAAGTACGTCAAAAAGGTACTCTTTTACATACTTGGCAATAGCTTTAGAAGAAGCCAATTCTATATGCTGAGATATGAACTCACATTTCTCTGTCCTACCTAATTGATTAAACTCGTATTCTAGTCTTTTATAATCGATATCTTCAAACAGCTCAGATATGTCACCTTGATGGTAATATTCTCCATTAACACCCTTTGCCGTCCCATCACAGTAGTACTGCTTTAGTTCTACTACCTCACCTGTCTCTCTAAGTTTTGCTTTCATGTCTTTTTTTATATGGAGTATTTTTATTGGTTCATTCTTGTTCTTCCTGTTCGGCTGACGTAAAGAGTTTCCGATAGGAACGATACTTCTTCTCTTCATAGGCTAAATCTTCCTCGTAATGCTCTGCATCTTGATACCAGTTCCTGAAACAGTCTGGACATAGCCAGTAATTCAATACGGCGACATAATAACCTGTATGCGGTGCATGACCACAACGGTCGCAGACACCGATTGCTCCAAAACGTGCTGTCTTGCTTAATAGTTCCGTTCTGTCAATCTTCAGGACTCGGAATCCTTTTTCATTTTCTACTGTTTCCATTTTATTGACTTTCAGTCTCTATTCCACATCAACCTCATACTTCAAATCAAAATCGTCATTTTCTTGAATGTGATCTTTCAGCCACTTAAAAGCATCTCCTGGTTGATCGTCAAAATCTTCAAAAGGATTGCCTGACCCATATTCTGCCAAATTTTTGAGAGCTTCATATTCTTTTTCACTAACTTCAACGTTACTTAATGTTGCAGTGTAGGTAACCTTTACTGTTAAATTCTTTATTGTCTTCATATATCAACTTTTATTGGTTATTTTACTTTTTCTTATGTGATATTATTGCAACGTGGCAAGCTATGAAAAATAACAGTTCTAATTGTACATTTTCAACATCTAACCCCAAAACATAAGTAAGAAGTATGAATAATAATACTGCTATATCTATTCCCACATTCATGTTATTGTACCTTATTATAAACAACTTTCCTCTTCTTCAATCTATTCTTTCAAAAGTGTATACGACCACCCATGGATTTCTATTCCATGTACCTTTGCCACTCACCATGTCAATTAGGTAAGCAAATGCTTTACGTGCACTTAGAAAAGCTACAACATGAGCATATCCTATACTTTTGAAAACATAAAACAAGTTCTTTTGGTCATAAAATTGCCAAACACCCTCACGCATAATATCATCGTCTGATATATCTTGCAATCGCTCCACCTTAACATCTGTAATTTTAATGTGGCGTTTCATTAAGTTGGCTCTAACGAACATCTTATTATTCCAACCTGCTGACTCCGTCATAAACCCATTTCCGACCATTTCAAAATCAGCATTAGGATATAGTTCTTTGTAGCATTGTGCTATTGCCACCACTTCGCCAACCTTATAAGGAAGATGTTTCTTTGTTTCTTCCCAATTACCAAGCGACACGTTGTCTTTCAGCACTCGCCTTGTCATTGTTTTCTGCCCTGCAAGTACCGCATGTGTGAGGCAGTACTTGTCATTAAAAAGTATTTTCTTAGTCATAATCTTCTAATATTTTTGCTTTAAAGGTACTTTGCTTGTGCAAAAGAGCCTCGCCAAGGCAATCCTCCGTCATACACTGTAGCCCATGGTTGATACCATGCTTTGTTTTCTGGTTTAATTGGCATACTATTATCCTCTCGTTATTACTAATTTCAGAAGTTAAAACTAACAATCTCGTCTACAGACTCAAACTGTGGTTCCCCTAAGAGTTCCTGGCATACATTGATTATATCAAAAGCCATGTCATCAGCTTCTTTATTAGACTCGCAGCCAATCTTGTCTATCATTGACTTTTTGATGAATTTTAGTTCCTTATCACTAAACTCGTCATCAAATTTACCCTCAGTCCGTCGTGCTGTTATCTCAATAGTATAACCATCCTCTCGTTTGAATGACATTCTAAGTTTACCAGCATTCATTCTTTGACACTGGCTAACCATAGCATCTAATTGGTTCGCCAAATTTGTATTATCTTTCATATCAAATATTATTTGCAGAGTATTATCTAATTAATCGTTTTTAATAGAAGTATTCCATTCTTCAAGATCTTCTT